CGCGCGAGCCGCCAACCGTCAGGGTATTGGACACCTTAAAACCGGCTGTGCTGGTCGGAATGAGAACCGGCGCCCCGCCATTCTGCAGGGCCTGGTTAATGGCGCTCTGGAATGCCGGGGAACACTCCGTGCTGCCATCACCGACAGCGCCATACCGCAGCACGTTTCCGGGGGCGTATGTATTGTTTATGGGGGTTACCGAAGCTGCTATTTCCGCTGCGGTCTGCGCTACTGAGCCATATAGCTCGGTGAAATTCGCATTGACCCTCGTAAATGCCGTGCGCAAGGGGTCGCCGGTTCCATCGCCGGGGGCCGCGCCAACTTTGATAACTTGCTGACTCAAGAATCTGCACTCACTTGTGTTGTATCTGCAGTGATAGAGACGTTATCTGCCGTAACCACAACCGCCACCTGTGGGGCCGGCTGCGTGAAGTACAACGGAACCCCGGCGCTAGTTGGCGGCTGAAACGGCGCCTGCTGTACTGGGATGGAGCCATCTAAAGAGTCGCCGCCGATCACAAAATTGATGGGGAAACTCACCGAGTCTCCCACGCAGGGGAGATTGGCGAGCCCAGAACTACAGATAACTACCGTCGGCTCATCTACGTCAATAACCGTCCCCGCGAGCGGAGACTGCTGAATTACGGTCCCCCGTGGCTGGGGCAACATCGGATACGTGCTGTCTTCAAACTGAACGCTCGTAACGTTCAGAAAGTTAGCTACTGCTACTGCCAGCGCCGCTTGCAGATCGAGCCCAATAAGGTTGGGCATGACGAGCTGTACAGTTGGCCGCGGGAAGGGGATAAGAATGTCCAGGCTTGGCGGATGCCTGAACTGCGAATCCTCTTCCGGCCCAACCCACCACGGCTTGGGCTGTCCCCAGAAAATCGCATTCGGTCCCGGCGGAGTAATGACCGGGATACGTCGATACGGGAATATTGCCGTTTCGTCGTCTAGCTTCGGGTGGACCCACTCCAACCACGGGTGGTCGTTAAAGTCCGGTGTCTCAACGGTGTACCCCACCATCTGTGCGGTGTAGTGCCGCGACAGCATGAAATACGCCGAGTGATTCGCCCGCTGGATGTCCTCTTCCGGGGGATCCAGCCTCCCTGTCTTTGGGAACAGGAAGAATTGCCGCTTAGACGGCGCGACCGGGATCTGCGAATAGAGCTCGAGTACCGGATAGACACTGGTGAACGGATCACGGTAAAACTCCCACGGAGGAGTCTTAACAGACATGTACGCCAGCGGCGTACTGGGCGGCAGGAACGTATTGCGCCAGAAGAACATCCCCAACGGATAGGGGGTTCTCCTGACCGGCCCAACGTCCTCATCAACCAATACCAGCTGATTCGTCGGCCCCGGGATCGCATTCCCAGATGGCTGGAACGCTGCCTCGAGAACGGCATAGTTATCCGCCCCAGTGGGGTCGCTGGGTCCAACCGCAGCTCCGGCATTGGTGCCACCGACGTTCGTTCCGCCCGCAATCTGCCACGCCCCGATGGCTGAATCGAAGTTAGTGGCGTATTGGGTCGAGAAGTCCCCCGGCTGCGGCTGATATCCGCTGGTCGAGTGCGTCCTGTTGAGGGCAAGTTGGTATACCGAGGATCCGGTAACCCCCAGTACCCCCGCCTTGATGCTGTTACCAGCACCGGGGGCCGTGAGCGTTGCCGCATTCGGTACCCCAGCCGTTGGAGACTGGTTGTCCTCAAAGAGATACGTCCACGCGCCACTTCCGCCAGTAAACGACGCGGTAACGGTATGCGTGCCCGCTACCACCGCGCTCGTGGTGTGGAAGACCGCAATGCACGAGGCGGTGAGAGTTAGCGCGTTCCATAACGCCCATGTCGTTCCACTGGAGTCCGTGAGGGTCCTGGCTGTGGCTGCCGATTCGTAGAGGACGAAGCAGACAAGCCCATTCCCAGCCGTGACTCCCGTTAGGGAGGCGCCCGCGGTTCCAGAGGTTACTGCTGAGGAACTGGCCGCGCCTTGTACAAGAGCCACGGCCCAGTCTTAGATCTCTTCGAAATAGATTTCCGAAGAAGCGTTGTAAGCCGTTCCAAGACCAGCCGCGAGGTTGAGCGCCAATCGGTCGCCGCCCGAGATCGGGATGCGCTGATCGGGCGTATAGATACGCTCAAAGGGCACAATGATCGAGACGAGTTCCGAATCCTTCACCACGCCAGCGGTGCCGGGAGTGGTCACCGTGCGGTTAAAGGTCGTGACTGCCGCGACCGTATTGCGCTGATTCACCGGCGCCGGGGTGACAGCCACGCCACCAGTCCCCGTGGACGTGATGCGCTGAATATTGAGCTGTGCCCGAACGTCCTGCGCCACGCCCGACACGATGGTCGGTGAGAAGGTGAGCCGGATCGAGTGAATGAGAAGGGACGTACCCGCGGCGGCAATGATTTCCCAGATATTCTGGGCAGCATTGGTCACCGAAATACTGTTGAACGAAGCCGTATAAACCAGACCGCCAGCGGCCATATCGATTACTCCTAGGTGAAAGAAAAGAGCCGGACGGCTCTACGTGTAAAACTGAACGTACCGACGATTCAGTAGCTGGATATTCGTCGAGGGCGCAGACGCAGGTAGATACGTGGACAGTTGCGTTATCCACGTAGTAGAAACGGCCAGCGTCCAAGTTCCGGTCTGGGCGCCCGTACCGCTGGCCACAAGATATTCTGCGACCGTCCCGACACTCGCCAGAGGAAGGTTTGGATCCTGGGTAAAACCCGATCCTAGGGTCCAAGTACTGGGCGACCCCGCATTACTGAAGGCATAACAAACTACGAGCTCACCAGATTGAGAAAGCGTCCCGGTTGCCCCGGTGGTGACGTTGACCGTTCCCGAGCCTTGCCCCACCGCAACTTGGTCGAGCGGCGAAGCACCCAGCACGTTCGACCATTCCTGAAGGAGAAACCTAAAATTTCCGCTCGCAGTACACGACGCAGTGACCGTGACATTTCCGCCCGCGATGTTGGATGCGCGCCCGGTCTTGCAAACGAAGCCGCCGCCACTGTTACTGTTATCTATAACCCACGTATTGGTGCCATCAGAATATGAGATTGTCCCGGCACTGACGGACATCGCGCAGGCCAATAGGGTATTACCGGCAGTGGTACCGTTTAGGGTTATGGGCACACTCGTGCCGGGAATTACAGAGCCCTTTTGCGACTGAATCAGTGTCGGTGTCAGTGGCATATCAGAACTTGAGGAATCGCCCGTCTCGGGCCTGTAATGTGATGCTGGTCACCGGGGCTCCGTTATTAACCGATGCGTCCCCAAAGCCGTTGGATGCAATGGCAGAGAGTCCTGTTAGACCTAGGCTCGCCAAGTTGATCGTCTGTATCCCGTTCGCAGCCGGATTACAGAACACAACTCCACCCCTGAACTGCCGCCACCACACGCCATTAGTGCGCGCCGCCGTCTGCGGCGGGTCCACCGGCTGTCCCAACCACCCAAACTTCCCGTTCTGCTGCAATATCTCGTCGGTGAAGTAAGGAGCCGTGGGACTGTAGTTCTGCGAGAAGTTGAGCGCGTAATGGCGGTTGCGCATAAACGCCGCTGCCTGCCCATATCTCACGTTCTGCCAGTCGCCGCCGAGGGTGGTCGTCCAACTCGCCTGGTTGGCACTCGAGAACGCAACGCCATGGCTCGGGCCGGTCTGCTCAAATATGAGCGTGCCGGTGGGCGCCATCTGCGCCTCTGCAGCCGCGAGATTCGCCATGAACTGAGCAAAGGTCGTCCCGCCCTGCCCTTCTATCCCACCTATCCCGATAGCCGCCTGGCAGTACACGATGTCCATCAGCCCCTGCTGAGTGGGGTCTAGCGTGACCTGGCTGCTGAATACATTGGTCGAGTGGACGAAGTAGTCCGCATTGCACATCAGCAAGAGGTCTGGATTCACCGCCTTGAGCGATAGAATCAGCTGCTGCTGACCCTGCTGGATAAACGCTGCTGCCGTGGGATCTGCCGCCGCGTAACTTGTGGTATTCATCGCCCACGCGCCCGCTACCCGGGGCTGGCAGAAGATGTTGTCCAGCTGATAGCCGTCTAGGTTGGGGTTGAGCGCAAATGCTAGGTTGCTCGCATATCCCTGCTGGACCGCATTCCCTAACCGCAACACCCCATCATAGTGGTCCCAGAAGCCCTGCCAGAAGGTCCGGCCAGAGCTATTCAGGACGGTGTTGTCTATGGTCTGGGCGAGAACGCCTGTATTAGTCGTCTCACCGCCGAATGTGGAGTGGACTATCGCGCCCGCCGGATAGCTCGTCCGCAGCCACCAGTTGGCGTTATCGAGCGCGCTAGACCAGATGGTGTATGTGCCGCCATTACCGCCCGCCCCCGTGAGCGACTGTGCCCACGAGTTGACGTAGATGATGCAGCGGCAGGGGAAGATGCCATTAGCCGCGGCCTGCGTCTTGATGTCGGCAAAGATCGTCTCGAAAGTCGTATTGCCCATCGTCTGCTCGATGCCCATGAAGGCACCGGGGTTGACGATGTTGAACTTGGCCGCGTTCTGCCTGAACGTCGTATTGGCATAAGCATAGGTCACACCGGACCCACCGCCAGGCGCAATCACTTGCCAGAACGTGCGGGGGAACGCGTCCCCGGCTAACGTGCTCCCTATCGTCGCGCCTACCGGCCTGCCATCCGTGCCGAGGTACGTGCTGCCGACGTTGTTCCAGTCAGACGGTGTTACGGGCGGGGTCTGGTTATTGACGAAGTTCTTTAAGCCGATGGTGTTATAAGGTATGCCGCCCGCCTGATGGTAGTTGGGCAAACTGCCGAATGGGCCAGTGTTGTCCTGAATCATCAGGTTGCGCTCGAAGCCAGCGCCAGATGGATTCGTCAGGTTCGCATTATTCAGGTTGAAGGTGCCGTTAGGATCACCGCCAACCGCTATGGGCTCAGGGACTATGTTGTTCCTGATTAGGAAACGGTCGAACAGGCCCGCCGATGGCGTGGCACCACCAAACCCGATGAAGTCGAAACACCTTTGCGCGTTCGGCTGATTGGAACAACCGAAGGGATCAAAGACCCACGTGTTGTTCTCAATAGTGAAGTCAACCAATATCCCGTTGGGCGGAACCACGAACATCTGGTGTCGGTAGATGTTCTCGAGATTCGCGACCGGATTACCGCAGAGCCATGCCTGGTTATTATGGAGATGATACCGGCCCGCCCAGACGATGGGGTTGTAGTCCACGCAACCGAATGGATACACATCGCACTGCACGCGCCATGAGACGTTATCGTGTATGTCGAGATCCGTGATGACATCCCACGGACAGGTCTTGAATACGTTGAAGTTCGTATTCGGATTGCTCGCGGGCTGATCGCGCGTGCCCGGGGAGAAACTAGCGCCGCGGTAGTTGCCGCCACCACCCGCCGACTCCCAACTATTCCAGTGCGTATTCCCGTAAAGGTTGCCGCCCTTCATTACCTTTATTTCGGCATGGTTCTTTACGTGGTCGCCGAAGATGTAGAGCGCCTGTCCGACGACAGAGATTGCAGCGCCCGATGCCACCGGGGCAGAGAAGGTTATTTGCCCGGTGGTCGTGGTGGGGTGAGAGATTGTGTAGGTGGACGGCGCCTGCACTACCCCAGCAACAGTGATGTAAAACCTGTTTGAGCGATCCCACGAGGTACTTTGAGGGAACGGCCCATAAGGCCCGGCGGTTCCGTTCCCCGTAAAGCTCGCATTGATCGTCGGGCCGCCACCACCGCCGAAAACGAATGTCTGCCTAGAAACCGGCCACCACTGGAGTTTGGTATTGAAACAACCCCGATACGTCAGCTGCTGCGGGTGAGTGGCTTGGGGGACAAACCCGCCGCCGAATATGAAGCCCTCCGAGACTGCCTCGATGTAGGTGTATTCAATGCAGTACGGTCCGCCGCTGGTCGAGACAAAACCGTTCGAGTCCTGCCCCAGACTCTTCGGGGTCTGCATGATCCCCTGGATATAACACTGGTGGACTACCTGATTGGCACCGTTGATCTGTAGCCCGTGATGGACAAATCCGTAGTTAGCGGTCGGCGTGCAGTTCGGCAGTCCGCTGGTGCTGAATAGGGATGTGTCGTCCCCGACTATGCAGCGGTCCCAGAAGATGTTGGGACCACCAGTGAGCGCACAATAGAAATTCTGAAAGTACGTGGCGTCGGGCTTTATCTGTAGTTCGAGCCCGATAAACCGCATCATGGCGCAATGCGTGCCGGCCAGCTGCTGGATCACATAGCCAGCGGACCCCGGCCCACCGCCCTGCAGGATGGCGGTCGCCCCGTTGTCGTGATCGTAGAGTGTGATACCGGGAAGGAACTTGACCGAGATAGTCGCGCTGCAATTCGTTATCAGCGCCGGCCCAACCGTCCCATCCCACCCGCAGGGGTTGCGCGAGCTGTTCCAAGTGATCGACGCCGAGCCCTGAGTAAAGAGGCAATACCGCTGCTCGTGTATCTCCGTATTAGGGGCAGTGTTAAAGAACTGGACGGGGTAAATTCCCGTCTTGCGCGTCCACGTCTTTGTCAGCGTGGCGGAGGTCGCCCCGATTGAGGCGGGGGCGGTTAGCGTCCAGCCTTCTGGGTAATACGGGTCACTATAGGGGACATAGGCCGGGAGCTTCGTTCCCCCAACCTCTGGCGCCTCACTTGAGACTATGTACGTCCACTGAGTGGCGCCTGTCATGTCCCGCGGCTGGAAACCGTTGGACGGCGCCGCATACACCGTCCCGGCCTGGAGGATGATTACATCTCCACCGGCGGGATTCATGCTGGTGAGCGCAGTCTGCAGCGCCGCCCCAGTTGTCGGCGTCCACGTCGTGCCGCCCGGCGCTGCCGTGATCGTCGTCGGCGTAGTGGGCATCCACGTAGACGGATCGGGAAACGGCGCGGGCAGAGTCGGCACGGTCGCACTGCCCGCCGCTGTCGTCATCGTGAGAGCGGGACCGGGGACGCTCTCTACGCCGGTCGCTGATACCGTCGTGACGTAATAGGTATAGCTAGTGGACGGGACTACGGTCTTGTCGGTGACGAAATAGTAAAGAATCGCCGTCGTCGTGCCGTTGCCGCCTCCGGTACTTCTCGGCACCACCCCCTGAGAGCCGGCGAGTGGCGCACATGCGCTGAACGGTAGATTCGCCCCAGTACCCCTGTAGACGTTGTATTTGTTCGGGTCTGTCGGGGACGGCAGGACATTCAGCGCGGCATCCGGCCACCAACTGATACGGAGCAGACTGCTCTGCGCTATACCCGGCCACATCGCGGATGGCGGGTTAGGCTGCGTTCCTGCAGCGACGACAGTAAGCGTGAGCCCGATGGGAGCCGAAGGCGTCCCGCCGGTATCAGTCGCTGTGAATGTCACCGTAGAGCTATTCGTCGCTGTTGGTGTACCAGAGAGAACCCCCGAAACTGGATCGAGCGTGAGTCCGTCTACCGTCGTCGGGCTCATCGCCCATGTGTAAGTGCCCGTTCCGCCCGTAGCGTTGAGAGTCGTGCTATAGGCCACGCCCACTGTTCCTGTGGGGAGTGTTGTCGTCGTGATGACAACCCCGGTGTTGACCGCAAATGTGAATGTGGCGCTAGCGGTGTTGTGCGGATTCATCGAATCCGTCACCGTCACCGTTACGGTTTCAGTCTCTGCGGTCGCGGGCGTGCCTGAGAGAATCCCCGTTATCGGGTCGAGCTTGAACTGTGTCCCCGTATTCGGGGAGATCACCGCCGACCAGATAAAGGGATACGTACCGCCAGTCTCGGTGAACTGCTGGCTATAGGGAACATTGACCAGCGTATCTGGGAGACTTGTGGTCGTTATCTGTGGAATCGTCTGGAAACGACTCGGGAAGATAACAGACCGTTTCACGTCACAAGCCGCCAGTATGGATGGCAAGCCCCCGAGAAAGGCCCGCCGGGTGAACTTCAAACAAACGCTGCTGGAATGCCCGCCGCGCCGAGATTCCCGCCATCGGTACGGACGATCTCGAGCAAGAGAGTGAGGTTAGAAGCTCCCGTTACGCCCGTGCCATCAGTCCCCCAACGAATCGTCAGGGTATTGGCAGCAGAGACGTAGATATTGTCGATAACGAGATGCGCCGCAGGCGCCTGCATGTTCCAAGAAATACAGTCGAAGGGCAGAACACCGGGAAGGGTAACGGTCGTGTCTGAGCTGGCATTAGCCGCCAACGTGGGGAATGTCACGTTCTGCAGCAATACCGTGCTATCGAACAGCTCGTTGCCGATGGCATTCATTGACTTGCCTGGCATTGAAAACTCCTGAAAGAAAGGGGCGGTGGAGGTCCCGCCCCGTTAGCCTTAGTTGGCAGTGATAGTCGCAGGCAGACTCGAGAACGTGCCTGGGGTCGTGCTCACACTCTGGATGTAGCGCATGACCGTCAACAGGTAAACGCCCGAGGGCATGGTCAGAGAGCCCGCGGTGGGGTTGACGAACGACACATAGAACTTGTCGTTAGTCGCCGTATCCACGCGGAACTGACTGATACCCACACCGGCAGTCGTTGACGGGGGATTGACGGCAACGAGCACGTCTCCCGCCAGGATGCCGGTGGCTGCTGTCGCAAAGGACACGCCGTTAAGTCCAAACGACTGCTCTGCCACCGTGATCGTCGCTGTGGCGACCGGGGTGATAGAGACAGCAATGGTCTGGATGAACTGCGCGGTACTCCGCGGCGGCTCTGTGTTGGTAGTAACAATACTTGCTGGGCCTGGATTAGCCATTTGGTTTACTCCTTAGCCCGCAATTCGGACGCCGAGCTCTACGTAGAGCCCCGCCCATCCGTACAACACATCGAAACGAGCGGGCAACGCATCGTTGTTGATGGTGTACTGCCGCACCACGCGGAAGTTGATTCCTGCCTCTTCGTCCACGGCACGAGCCGCCATGTCTACTCCGCCCGGAAGGTCCAGGTCGGCAAAGGCAAGGGCCAGCGCATCGCGATGCATCGCAATGCTTTGCGGGGTCACAACACCGGCAGACGCACCGGCAGCAGATCCCCACACCTGCAACGCAGCGTTGGAAGCTGGCTGCGCCGAGATGTTCTGGAACTGCCCGCCATACACACCGACGTTACGCACCCAGATCGAGAGCGCACCGCCCGAGGTGGACGAGTACACACCGGTCGCTGAGTTGAACGTACCCGAGGTCAACGTTGCCTGTGGCGCAATGACCACGAACTGACGCTGACGGCTCGAGCCATACGCGCCGCGGTTCTGCGGGTTGACGCTGTTGGCGCCTGTGACCGTGATGATGTCGCCGACTGTCACGCGGGGGTTGGCCG